AAGGCCATTAACCCTTGTGTTCTTAATAGTATGCACGATGCTATTGATCTTTATTGATGCTGGTGCAATCAATTTTAACGTGAAGGATTCCTACGTGGATCTTCTTCAATTAGTATTAATAACAGTGATCGGCGCGTACTTCGGTGGTAGATCACTAGAAAAAGTAAAAAAATAAAATGGGAATTAATTCAACAGGCGTTGCTTATGACTTTGGACAGTTAGGTAGCGCTTATTCAGATTTAGAAAAAAAAATCATACCGCCTCAAGGTATGGTTATAGTAGCTATAACGTTTATAGAGGCCAGCACACCAACAGTTTTAACGCCAGAAAAGTTAGATGATAGAGGACCAGGATACGTTTCAATTAGTGGATCTGCTAGTGACGTAGTTGCAGCTGCAGATGCGTACATGAACTTTAATGGTTTAACAAGTGCGGCTTGTACTGGTTCTAATTCAGGGAATGATGTTACAATAAGTGCGCTTAACTCAAAAATCGAAGTTGGACAATATGTATTAATAGTAAACGACAATGATCATGAAGGAGCTGGTCTTACAATAGACAGTGAAACTCCGACACCTATATATAATGGGCCAAATCAAAAAGGAGTTTACGTAACAGCTTATGATAAAGTAAACACTCCAACAACCGTGACTTTGTCGGAAGCTACAACTCCAACGGCTTCTCAATCCTTAATATTCTTAGGACCTCAACAAGGTGCTGGTGGTATAACAGCTGTTAGTCAAGCTTATCCAGCAGGATTAACGATATACGGTAGATGGACAGAGTTTCAAAATAGTGCAGCTGGTGCAATTTGCTACTTTGGAAAATAATGGGTTTAGGTAACAATATGAGTATGGGTCAAGCTAGAGGTAAAGCTAAGCCCGTGTTAGTAAAGCGAAGAAAAGAAGTTGTAGCTGCGGCGGATTTTCATGCTATAACTGGTTCTGCTGAAACTGGTGAGACTACACATAATAATACGTGTGGTACGTCAGAAGCGGTTAACCAAACTTATTACCACAACGCTGGTTCATCAGGTGGTTATACAAGCGGCACAACCTTTTACACTAGAGCTAGAGAAAACGATAGATATAAGTTAGCCAATGGGTACTACAAAGTAACTCATGACAGTTCTACATTTAAAAGCATACAAATAGTTAATGGTAGAGTATCTAGCATAAATACTTGTAGATAACAATAAACAATTTTAATTTAATTTAATTATGGGAAAAAAGAAAAAAGAAAAGGTCGTAGACCTAAAGCCAGAGAAGATCTCTGAAGAGCAACTAAACAAAGTGCAAAGCGTAGTTAACACTATCAATAGAGCTCAAATGGAGCTTGGGATGTTAGAAACTAGAAAGCACAGAATGCTTAATGAAGTTGTGAATATACAGGAGCAACTAACTGTTATGCAGGGCGAGTTTGAAAAAGAATATGGTACATACGATATTAATATTCAAGATGGTACTATAAACTACGGAAAAGATGAGCCATCTGATTCGTAAGATCACGATAGGTAAAGACTACAAGAATGACTCCATGCACTATGCTGTAGGGCAAGAAGTGTATGGAGGTCATACTATTTGTGATATATTAGAAGAAGAAGATAAATATTCTATTTATATTCGCAAAGAAAAAGCGGTTATACCTTGGAAAGATTTTAACAAGAACATGGCTATATCTGTAGAGTATAATCTAGAATATTAATGCGATCTATTTACAACTACGTTGTAGAACCACTGGGCGAAAGATACAACAATATTAAAAAAGTTGGAGATCAAGATTTAATATTAAATACCGAGATATATAACCACAAACACGTTAATAGAGAGGCTAAAGTAATATCTACACCTAAAATTTCAAACTATAGTATAAAGCCTGGTGATATAGTAACTTTACACCACAACGTGTTTAGGCGTTGGCATGATATTAAGGGTAAAGAAAAAAATAGTAGATCTTTTCTTGAAGAAGGCAAGTACTTAGTTGCTGAAGACCAAATACATTTATATAAAAAAGGTAGTAACTGGATGTGTCCTACGGGATGTTGCTTTGTAAAGCCAATAAAAAACAACAATAAGTTTGACGTTGATATTGAACGTGAGCTAATTGGTATTGTTAAGTATACTGACGGTACTGTCAAAGTAGGTGATTTAATTGGCTTTAGACCTAGAGTTAAAGTAGAATCAATCGTAGATAACGAAAAGCTATATAGAATACCATCGCAATTTATTACAATTAAATATGAATATCAAGGAGACGAAGAAGAATATAATCCAAGCTGGGCACAGAGCGGTTGAGGAATTAATCAAAGTAGCTAAAGAAGCTATTGTTGATTCAGATGATGACATATCAGCTGATAGACTCAAGAATGCCGCTGCCACAAAGAAGCTTGCGATCTTCGACGCCTTCGAGATATTAAACAGAATCCAAGAAGAAGAAAATCTTTTAGAAGGTAAAACACCTGAAGAAAAGAAAGAACGAGTATTCAAGGGTTTTGCTGAGGGTAGATCTAAATAATGTACGAGCAAACTTTATATAAAATAGTAGAACCTATAAAAAAAACTACTCTTACTAGATTAAATAGAGGTAAGAAGTGGAAATATGGTTATAACAAAGAACACGACTTGGTGGTTCTTTCACATAACGGAGTTATAGGTGATATATACGATATACAGGGTTTTAAGATAGCTTTACCTAAAGTGCCTAAGAAAGTATTTAAACACGAGAAGAATAAATGGGTTAAGGCTGAATATCCTAAAGAACTGTCTCGTATTAAAAATATATTCGACTGGAGAAATTATCCAGAAGAACAAAAAGAGCAGTGGTACGACTATATAGACGAAGAGTTCAAGCGTAGAGAAGAAGGATTCTGGTTTACTAACAATGGCGTACCGACATATATAACAGGTACACACTACATGTATCTGCAATGGAGTAAGATTGACGTTGGAGCTCCAGACTTTAGAGAGGCAAACAGGCTATTCTTTATATTTTGGGAAGCCTGTAAAGCTGATAAAAGATGCTATGGAATGTGCTACCTTAAGAATCGCCGTTCAGGTTTCTCTTTTATGAGCTCTTCCGAAACAGTTAACTTAGCCACTATATCAAGTGATAGTAGATATGGGATACTCTCTAAGTCTGGTGCCGATGCAAAAAAAATGTTTACTGATAAAGTTGTACCTATATCTATAAACTATCCGTTTTTCTTTAAACCGATTCAAGACGGTATGGATCGTCCAAAGTCTGAGTTAGCGTATAGAGTTCCTGCTAGTAAGTTTACTCGTAAGAAAATACAAAGCAACGAGCAGCTGGAGGAGATAGCAGGCCTTGACACTACAATTGACTGGAAGAATACTGGCGATAACAGTTACGACGGTGAAAAACTAAATTTGTTAGTACATGATGAGAGTGGTAAATGGGAAAGACCTGACAACATATTAAACAACTGGCGAGTTACTAAGACCTGTCTAAGATTAGGTAGTAGAATTGTTGGCAAGTGCATGATGGGTTCAACTAGCAACGCACTTGACAAAGGCGGAGATAACTTTAAAAAACTATTCTATGATTCTGACGTATCAAGACGAAATGCTAATGGACAAACAAAGTCTGGCCTTTATTCTCTCTTTATCCCAATGGAATGGAACTATGAAGGATTTATTGACGAGCACGGACTTCCAGTATTTGATAATCCAAGTGATGGAGAACGACTGGGACCGGACGGTGAATTAATAGATGTTGGTGTAATAACGCACTGGGAAAATGAAGCTGAAGGATTACGAGATGATCAAGATGCGCTAAACGAGTTTTATCGTCAATTTCCTAGAACAGAAGAACACGCGTTTAGAGATGAGACTAAAAATAGTATATTTAATTTAATTAAGATATACGAACAAATAGATTATAATGAAGGCAGCAGGCATAACGCTCCTTTTACTGTAGGTAGTTTTGGTTGGGTAAACGGCATTAAAGACACGCAAGTGGTTTTCAATCCTGACCCAACAGGTAGATTTAAAGTAAGTTGGGTACCTCCTGCTAACTTGCAAAATAAACAATTTATAAAAAATGGAATTAAACACCCAGGTAATGATCACGTTGGAGCATTTGGCTGTGATAGCTACGACATTAGTGGTACTGTGGATGGTAAAGGTTCGAAAGGAGCGTTACACGGATTAACAAAATTTTCTATGGAAGACGCGCCACCAAGTACGTTTTTTTTAGAATACATAGCAAGACCACAAACCGCAGAGATGTTTTTTGAAGACGTGTTAATGGCGCTTGTGTTTTACGGAATGCCGTTGTTAGCGGAGAATAACAAGCCTAGATTACTATATTACTTACGCCGTAGAGGCTATAGAGGATATAGTATGAACAGACCAGATAAAAATTGGAATAAACTATCAGTAACCGAAAAGGAGGTAGGCGGTATTCCAAACTCTAGTGAAGATATTAAGCAAGCACACGCAGCAGCTATTGAGATGTACATACAAAATCATGTAGGACATCTAGGAGACGGCAATTATGGTTCAGTATATTTCAACGAGCTATTAAACGATTGGGCGAGATTTGATATTAATAAACGAACAAAACATGATGCTTCAATAAGTTCTGGTTTAGCAATCATGGCTTGTAATAGGCATTTATATGCACCTAATGCAAAGGTAGAAAGACAACCATTAAACCTGCATATATCAACATACGATAATAAGGGATTTAACTCTAAAATAATAAAGTAAAAATATGGCTGAGTCAGTACATGTTAATTTTCCAAAGCAAACCGTTAGTGATGCCGAAAAGAACTCCTTAGAATATGGAGAAAAAATCGGTAAAGCTATATGTGCTGAGTGGTTTAGTAAAGAAACTAGTGTTAGTAGATATACTAGCAATATAAATAATTTTCATAAACTTAGATTGTACGCTAGAGGCGAGCAATCTATTCAAAAATATAAGGATGAATTATCTATTAATGGTGATTTATCCTATCTTAATTTAGATTGGACACCTGTTCCAATTATATCGAAGTTTGTAGATATTGTTGTTAACGGGATTGCCGAAAGAACGTATGATATAAAAGCATTTTCTATAGATGCTAGTGGAGCAGAAGAAAGATCAAAATTTGTAGATAGCGTTGCTGGTGATATGCAAATGCAGCAATTTGACGCCGCTATGATGCAGGAAACAGGCGTAGATACTAGACAGAGTTCTGTACAAAATTTACCACAATCTAACGAAGAATTACAACTGTACATGCAATTGCAGTATAAGCAGGCTATTGAGATTGCAGAAGAACAAGCTATTAATGTTTTATTTGAAGGTAATAATTACGAATTAATTAAAAAGAGATTTTTCCGTGATTTAACAGTACTAGGTATTGGCGCAGTTAAGTGTGGTTTTAATACCTCAGAAGGTATTACTATAGATTACGTTGATCCAGCCAACATAGTGTATTCACACACGGAATCTCCTTACTTTGAAGATATATATTACGTAGGCGAACTTAAGTCTATGCCTATTAATGAACTAGTTAGAGAGTTCCCTATGTTAAGTGATGAAGACATAAATGACATTGTAAAAAATAATAATACAAACTCAACATACAAATACGGAAGAAATCCAGCTAATAGAGACGCTAATATTGTAGAAGTATTATATTTTAATTATAAAACTTATAATAGCGAGGTTTATAAAATTAAAAAAACAGGTACAGGCGGAGAAAAAGCTATTCCAAAAACTGATAGATTTAATCCTCCTAAAGACAAGGATGGCGACTATACTAGAGAGTCTAGGAAAATAGAGGTTTTATATGATGGCGTGTATTTACCGGGATGTGATAAATTACTAAAGTGGGAGATGGCAAAGAACATGGTACGTTCAAAAAGCGACTTTAATAAAGTCAAAATGAACTATAGTATCGTAGCTCCAAGAATGTATGAAGGTAGAATTCAAAGTTTAGTTAGCAGAATTACTGGTTTTGCTGACATGATTCAATTGACTCATTTAAAACTACAGCAGGTCATGGCTAAGATGGTACCAGACGGTGTTTATCTTGACGCTGATGGGTTAGCTGAAGTTGATTTAGGCAATGGCACTAATTACAATCCGCAAGAAGCTCTTAATATGTTCTTCCAAACTGGTAGTATTATAGGTAGAAGCTTTACTTCTGAGGGCGATATGAATCCAGGTAAAGTGCCTATTCAAGAAATACAATCTAGCAGTAAAGGCGCGAAACTACAGTCTTTAATACAGACGTACAACTATTATCTACAAATGATACGCGATGTTACGGGTCTTAATGAAGCTAGAGATGGAAGTATGCCAGATAAAAACGCATTAGTCGGACTTCAAAAGATAGCTGCTGCTAATTCTAATGTAGCTACAAGGCATATCTTGCAAGGAGGATTGCTACTTACTTCAGAAACAGCTGAAAAACTATCTTTAAGAATAGCTGATGTTATAGAGTACTCTCCTACTAAAAACGCTTTTATTGAAGCTATTGGGCATAAAAACGTTGCTAAGCTCGAAGAATTAAAAGAACTTCACTTACATGACTTTGGTATATTTCTAGAATTATCGCCCGATGAAGAAGAAAAGCAATTGTTGGAAAATAACATTCAAATGGCATTGCAACAAAGTGGTGTAGAATTAGAGGACGCTATTGATATTAGAGAAGTTAGAAATCTCAAACTAGCCAATCAGTTATTGAAAATAAGGCGTAATCAAAAAGTTGAACGCGATAGACGACAGCAACTAGAAAATATCCAAGCTCAAACACAATCTAATCAACAAGCAGCGCAATCTGCTGCGCAAGCTGAAATACAAAAGCAAAACGCTATAACTCAAAGTAAAATACAATTAATCCAGGCTCAAAATCAAGCAGATGCTCAAAAAATGCAATTAGAGATGGCGGCTAAAAAAGAGCTAATGGGGCTAGAGTTTCAGTACAACATGCAACTTAAAGGAATTGAAGTTGGCGGAATGAAAGATAGAGAAAAGCAAAAAGAAGATAGAAAAGACGAAAGAACTAAAATACAAGCTTCACAGCAAAGTGAACTTATAGATCAAAGAAAAACGGGTAAATCGCCTAAAAACTTTGAATCCGCAGGTAATGATATTATTGGTAGCGGATTTGGTTTAGAGGCTTTTGGACCTAGATAATAACTT